GGAGTTTCAACCCCTTGCTGAATGAGGTATTGGTGCACGCGTTCGCCGAGGTCTTTATCAGCAGAAGCCATGTTATTGTTGTCCTGTACGCAGTTTGTGGAGCATGGTTGTTTCAGCAGGCCATTCATTCCAGTCACCTAGATGGACATGAACAGCTTTAGCCACATTTTGGTAGAGTTCGCCAAGGCTTCCATTATTCGGGATAATGGTCTTGGCTCGACGCATCAACAGCTCGTGCATAGACTCTGAGACATCAGAGGCCAGAGGATCGTTCACAGAACGTGCCTCAGACAAAGCATCGGCTGCCTTATCATTCTGGATGTAGAAGAGGTTACCGTCAAGAGCCTCGAACTTGTCGAGCTCCTCAGTGTGGCGTAGATCGGGAACGATGACGCATGCGGCAGGTTCACCACGAATACGACCTTCCCATGAGTTGGCAAAGATGTCGCCTCCGTAGATAGCACGCATAGCTTTTGCAGTGTCCAGCATCAGCTTACGCGGTTCCACGAAAGGCCAACGATTGAGTGGTGTCTCCTTCAGAATAGGATCTTCTACCTCTTCGAGGGAAAGATTGAAAATATGCTGCAGTGATGCTTTCAGCGGCGCAGCAAAAGGCCTCTTAGCGAACAGGTTTTTGCCTGTACGCACATTTTCAGACATGAGGTAGTCTGCAGCGGTATCCTTACCTGCATATTTGGGACCTGCAAAGCCTATAATTCGCATAGCACAGTCTCCTTGATGGTGATGGTGTTGGTGCTAGGAACACTTGGAGTAGCTGCAATCGCCGCAGCTGATGCACCCTTCCTTCATGATAGGATTATGTCCACCACATTGTGGACAGGTGAAAGTGGGTTTGAACTGCTGCACAGACACCTTCGTATCTACGAGGGAGTAAGTATCTCCTAGTGTCACAGCGGGAGCAGCCAACACGGGAACGTCTGGAATAACTGAAGCCAATTCTTCCAGAGCACCTCCGAGATAGGCAACAATAGACTTGTGGTACTTCTTGTCAGCCCAGCCACCTTCGGTAGATTGGATGGCCTTCATTTCTTGGGCAATCTTGGATACTGGCACTCCAGCGCGCATGAGCCAGGAGATCATGAGGGTAGTTGCCGTCATCCACTCCATGTAGCGTTGGTCTTTGGAACTCAGGAAGACTTCGAACGGGCCTTCTTCAGTTTGACCCATCGTCAGATAGATTGCAGAGTTGAGACCCGGCCAGTTGAGCTTCATAGTTTGTGCCGGAAGAATGCGCGGGCGCTCGAAAGGCTTCTGGGTTTTAACACCCTCTTGGATAGGAGCGGATTCATCCACAGCCGACAGTACGCTGCCACGAATATCAGAAGGACGGTATGTAGTACAGCCCTTCAGTTCAGCTTCGTACGCGAGGAAGTAGACGTTCTGGAAGTCTTCGTAGGAAGTCTCCTTAGGAAGATTGATCGTCTTGGAGATGCTGGCATCGATCCAGCGTTGGCAGACTTCCTGGATCCTGATGTGTTCATACACTGTCAGGTCTTCGGCAGTCACCATGTAGTGGGGAAGAGGCTCATTGGGGAAGAGCTCGTTCCACATCAGAGCACCAAAGCCATAGGCGATGTATTCCTTCTTGGAACCATCAGCCTGAACAACTTTACGCTTCATGGTGTGGAGGAAAGTGGGTTCGATACCACTAGAGATATTTCCGTACAGGATAGAAGTCGTCCCAGTGGGTGCGATAGTCAGCAGCACCCCGTTACGGATACCATTCTCAGCAATTTCCTCCTTGAGATATGGCGGCAAGCTATGTCCTGCGAACCCTTGGAAGAACTTGTCCTTGTCGAAGAGGGGAAACGCTCCACGTTCCTTGGAGAGCTCTACCGACGTCTCATACGCCTTGAGGCAGATGACTTTTGTGACCTCTTCAGCAAAGCGGGCTGCTTTACTGGAACCATATCGGATGCCCAGTTGTGCCATCGCATCGGCCAGACCACTGAAGCCCAAACCCACACGACGTTTGCTGATCTCTTCAGCTTCCTGCTCAGGAAGCGGATACGCTGTGACATCGATAACGTTGTCAAGGAAGCGTACTCCGATCTGAACAGTTGCAGCCAGAAGATCCCAGTTGAATTCGGCATCTTCTGTAAAAGGACGTTTCACCATGAATGCCAGATTCACAGCACCTAGGTTACACGTACCATTGGGCGGCAGAGGTTGCTCACCACATGGATTGGTGCACCGAATAGTCTCGCAGTACTGGAGATTGTTTTGGTCATTCACCCGATCGATGAAGATCACACCAGGTTCAGAATACTCGTAGGTATTCCGTGTGATCATTTCCCAGTATTCCCGAGCTGGCTTGGCCTCATAGACATACTGGGTCACACCATCCAGATCGAAGTCTTTGCTGACCAAATCAGCAGATCGCTCATACACAGGAGGAACTGGGAAGTAGAGCAGCCACTCAGCATCTTCTTGAACGGCAGCCATGAAGGCGTCCGACACCAGGACACTCACATTGAACCCGAGCCACTTCCCAGCTTGCTGCTTGGCTGTGACGAATCCTGGCATGAAAGGATGGGTGTCGCTGATAGTTCCCATCTGTGCTTGGCGTCGAGCTCCTGCAGATGCAACGGTTGTGCCAACGGCGAAAAAGGAATCGATGAAGGGTTCCGGGCCACTTGCTGGAGATTGGGTACGCGACACGAGAGCGTTCGGGGGCCGAATGGGGGAAAAGTCGGTGCCAATGCCACCTCCCATTTGTTGGGTGAAAGCGATGTTGTTCAGACCTTTCATGATGCCTACCATCGAGTCGTCCAGCGTCTCGTTGACATAGCAGTTCATGAGAGTGACACGCTTGCCAGTTCCGGCGCCAGCCAGAATCCGACCACCAGGCATCCAGAGCCCTAGGTGCATAGCAAGAGCACCCAGGAAGCGATGCTGATCGGAGTCCTTCTCGTAGATACCTTTCGCCACACGAGTGAAAGTATCCAGAGGAGCCTTCTCTTCACCGTTGCGGTACTTGTCTTTCCAGACGTCCTGTGTGAGTACTTGCCCGAAGATGTCGAGGCGGTCATAAACCGAATCTCGAGACTCCAGAATGCTCTGGATCTTGGTGTGCCATTCAGGAGTGCCGTAGGAAGGCAGATCTTGGACCTTGATGAACATTTGCAGTAGCCTTTCTTTGCGGACTTATATTATTGGGCCAAGCGGATAGAATTCTCGGAGATGGCTTTCTTGAGCTTCTTGAAGCCTTCTTGCTTCAGTCGTCGAATACGCTCAGCCTGCAGATCGACGATAGCGCCTTTCACTTTCTTGCGACGGCGCTTAGCATTTACCACCTGCACCATAAGAGCAGATGCTTGCTCCTTAAGAGCATGAGTACGCACTTCGCTTAGATCTGCAAGCACATCGATCAGCTTGCCTGCATTCCATCCTTCGTAGAATCCATCCTCCCGATACCATGCTTTCGACGCGAGCCAGAATTGGCACACACCTTTCTCAAGCATCCCTTTTTCCTCTGTACTAGAGTTCATTTCGCTTTACTCCATATAATAACACCGATTCCCAAATAAAGCAAGTTCCTAAATTTGGGTGGCTTATTTAATCTACCCAGTCGTACTTATTAAGCACCTCCTCTAGTGTATGTTTGCCTTCCCAATCTTGCATATGTCCCCAGTCAAGCCCAATCTTAGCATCACCCAGGAAAGGAACTCGTGTGAGACCCACCTCACGAGGAACACGAGTAATCACTTCTTGAACATATGCTATAGACTCTGCAATCTTGCCTGCATCCGCATCGACTTCGTAGTAGATGGCGTCATACAGTTCATTCCAGATATACGCACCCCAACGCTCACGAAGAGGGTAGTACACTTCAATGAATGTAGTCAGCATAATGTCAGACGCGACTGACTGGTGTGGGAAGTTGGCGTATTCGTTTTGGAGACCCTTCAGGTTTTCACTCGAGACAACACCTGGGCGCTTCCTGCGACCAAACACCGTAGTGATTGATTTGCGCTGGTTAGGTAGAGCACGGCATTCCTCAATGAACTTCTTGGCTCCAGGATAAGTTTCAAACCACGTGTTGATCCAGCGTTGTGCTTCTGCAACTGGAATGTTGAACTCTTCAGCCAGAGAGAAGGCTTCACGCCCATACACGATACCGAAGTTCACAGCCTTGCCACGCATCTTGGCTTCTTTGTAGATCTCTTCAGCCGTGAACTCCGGCCCAAGGAAGAGCTGACGGCGAGCAGCTTCTCGAATGTTCTCGTTCTCCTTCATCTCCTTCTTGGAGCCGAAGAATGCTGCTGTAGTTACATCGTGAATGGAGATTTCATTTTTGGTATAGATGTCAAGCAGAATAGGATCTTTAGACATCTGAGCCAGTGAACGAAGCTCTGCCTGGTTAAGGTCGACTTCGACGAAGACTTTGCCCCTACCTGCCACATACTGCCCTCGGATGATAGGGCCGCGTGGCTGGTTGAGTAGGTTAGGATCTGCCCCTGCTAGACGTCCAGAAGTTGTCCCGTGCAGTTTGAATGTGGCCCTAACTCTCTGGTCTTCATCAATACGTCCTGGAATGAACTTACCCTTCTCATCCACACGGTCATGGAGATTGGTGATGTAGGTTCCTTTGCGCTTGGCAATTTCCCGACGCTCAAGCAGAAGATCGACAATGGGGTGATTGAACTTACGCTTAATCTGGATCAGAGCATCTTCGTCTGTGGCATCGGACATCCGCCCAAGGCCCATCTTCCCATAGAGCAACTTCTTCAGTTGTTGCCATGAGCCGATGTTAATGTCGTGGCCCAGATGCTTCTGAGCATACACATTGATCTTAGCATCCAGTTCCTTGATTTGAGCCTCATGGGTACGCTCATTCTCCATGATACGAGTCATGGATACGCGAACACCATAAGCTTCCACCTCGGGAAGTAGGTTAGAAGCAGGAATAAGCAGCTTTTCATACTGCCGCTTAAGATACTGGTCTGCGAACACCATCTCATGCATCACAGCCCACTGACGGTGGGTCTTTGCAATGTCATAAGCTGCATACTTATGCAGTTCTGGCTTCGGAATCACCCGATAGCTTGTGTTCTTGTTTGGAAGGTATTTGGCGATTTCCTTCTTGTGTGCAGGAGCACTGATGTATGTCTGAGCAACCTGATCCAGATCGTGAACACCGCGATTCTCATTCAGGCAGTATGACAGCAGCATGGTGTCTTCGTCGACGCGAGCATGAGCTCCATGGCGCCTAAACCAGCGAACGTCGAACTTACCATTGTGCCAATTCCAACGAGGACCTGGCTGCTCAACCAGGACTTTGGTGATGTCCCAGTTATCGTAGAGTATGTCTTCTGGGATAATTGTAACATGATCACCATCCCAGGTGATGCCGAGCATCAACATGCGCCCAGTATGTGCATAGAGCGAATCAGTTTCCACGTCGCCTGTAATCATAGGAGGCTTTACTATGTTGTGTAGCTTCCTAACCATGGCAGCATACTGCTCACGGCTTTCAATTACAAACCATGTTGGTGGAATAAAACCACCTTCTGTATTAATGTCACCTTTGAACAGTGCTACCGATGAGGCGATGTCCTTCTTCCAGAAAGGATACACGCCACCATTACGCATCAGATACGCAGGGTGTACTGTTAGTACAACGCCATCGGAACAAAGATCTGGGGCCTGTAGCATCTTACCACGATCTCGAGTGACTGCAATCTTGAAGTCATTCGTTACAGACCAGGCAGCAGCAGCACCAAGAGTCAGGATGACTTTGCGTGGGTGTTGCCGAATAGTATCCCAAACACGTTGTTGACATGCTTTGGAGGCTGTCCGCATAGTGCGGATGTCTTTGTCCTTTGGGTAACAGGACAGAGCATTCATGACGAAAGGCTCGATGCCTAAATCATCGAACCCTACTTCCTTCAGAACTTGATTGAGCATAAGGCCACTTGGCCCCATGAAAGGCTTGCCTGCAATTAGTTCGCGGCTGCCAGGAGATTCACCCACGATAACAAACGGAGAATCCACCGGCCCTTTCGAGCCGATGGTCTTCGTCTTGAAGGGGCAATCAGCACAACGGTGATCGCACTCAGACATCATATTCCCCGTCTAGTTCTAGTGGTGATACTTGGCGTATTCTTTACTGCTTACCCATCGACGGAAGTTGCGTACGTTGGTAGCACCTCTGTCGGTGAGAACACCTTCTTCGAACCAGTTGGGATCTCGTGGACCCACTTCGGATGTGGGAAGCAGAACATCTTGGTGACGAACAGGCACTGCCGAGTCGATGCCTGCGACTCCGAGGAGACGAGCACATCGGATGTCGTCCAGAATATTGTCACAGAAGCCCAGCAGATGGATCTTAACCTGCGGTGCCACAGATTGCACATAGCGAATGGCAGTCTTGCGCGAGCCTGTCAGCTGAGCCAGCTTACGGGGAATACCTACCCAGCGAATGTCACGGAAGAATTCTTTGTGCAGGATGAAGAAGTAGTCGATGACGTTGTAGAACTCCTGCATGTCTTTGCCTTGAGCGACCAGCATATAGCCGTCACCAGGCATTTCAGAGTCCTTCCAGCGATCGTAGCCATCAGAAGAGGCTTCCATTGTAGCCACACCATCTCCCATGACATCAGGAAGAACTGGAATCACATGGGAACGATTACCTACTTCGAACTTCACTGCACTGACTGCAGTACGCACCATCTGATCGTCCACAGCACCACCCAACTCAACAAGTGAGTTGTCCATGATGATGGTGGCGCCCACACGATTCATTCCAGTCTTGCGCTCATATGTACGCCACAGACGACGGAATGATTCTTCTTTCTCCACGGTGTGGTGAGCCAGCAGGAGATGGTAATCGCCGAACAGACCTCTACAGTCGTTGATAAGCATCTCGTGCAGAATTTGAACCGGTGCGACAGGTGCGAACAAACCCATTGGTGATCTCCACTCCAGTGTTACGAATCTTTTGTAGTTCCTTCAGACCTTCTTCAGTCGCTGGACGCGTCGTGAAATACAGGGCTGAGTTGAAGTGTTTGCTTTCGAGTAGGTATTTGGGGATCCTGATGATCTTCTTGTCGTGTGTAAGACCCCAGACAGCCATCACACACCTCCCTTATTTGCCCAAACTAGCACATGCAGCTGGGGCAAGAACCGGAAGTCTGTGAATCGTGGATCTTGGCAGATCTCTTCCGCTAGAATACGGTAGTCTTCTAGCAGATCAAGACGCAGATCCCACCCAGCAGCACGTTCAGGAACTTCTTCGACCATGTCGAAGTCTTCGCTCAGCCTTGGGGGATGAGGGTTCCCGAGCGACAGGTAGATCGGAGAATATTTGTAGTATGTGCGGAAGCGCTCACGCACATCCAAAGCGAACTCCAGATCTTGTGCGCTGAAGACGACGACCTTCAGTGAAACCTGCCATGGAGCTGCAGTAGCACAAGCACGTAGAAACTTATCGAACTTGTCTCTTTCGAACTTCTCACCCATGCCTGGAGACTTGGGAGAAATAGTGACCACATCACAGAAGCGTAGCCACGCTGGAATTAGAGTCCCCTGGGTCTCCAGAGAAATCTTGAATCCTGCCAACTTGAGCATCTGACACAGATCCGAGATATCCCACATGCATGGGTTACCTCCTGAAAGAGTAACCCACTCGACGCCTGTTTCATTCCGAGCCTTGAACAGGGGAATCATGATGTCTTCAGCAGACATCAAAGTAGCATGCTTCTTGATAGCCTCTGGAATCACGGCATGGAGACTGTCGCACATCTGGCACCGATAGTCACATCCGGCGAAGCGGATGAACATCGTCTTTGTGCCTGCAACGATGCCCTCTCCTTGGATGGTGGGGCCGAAGATCTCTGTGACGTTGTACTTGCGCACCCTCTGTGTGGAGGCGGCGTTAGATGGCGACATCACAGAATTGTTTGCCTCTTCCTGTTCACTCATCGGGGATCCCTTCCGTAGCTTGCCCAGTTAGCTTCGTGCTCGCGAACGGTCACGCTTTCGAGCACCACATGATCATAGCCGTTATCAGACAGCCACTGTTCAGCGTACTCGTAGATCATCCGTGAGAAAGCCTCACAGCCAGTGGAGGGCACCACTCGCAGCTCGACCATGCCTGCGATCTCGAGCTCACGGTAGATGGAGATCTTGGGATCGTCTTCAGCGACGAGAGTCTTGTGGTCGAAGGTATCTTCGAGCCAGCCCTTTAGGGACTTCAGCGAGCCAAAGTCAACGGCCCAGTTTCTGATGTCCAATTCTTTCGTGGAGAACGCGAACTCCACCTGTAGCGAGTAGCCGTGGAGGAGGCGGCAGTGAGATTCAGCACGCCACTGACGAAAGCATGCACTCAACCCAACAGAGTGGGTGAAAGTCTTCCCCGACTGATATCGGAAGCCTTCAGCAGCCTCCCGAACATTGAATTCTGACCTTGACATCTTTACCACCTGTTGGGAGAGTTACGTAGTTAGGCCGCGTACGTAGTCGGATCCAGAAGACCGTTCAGTTCGAAGGCTTCTTTCCGAGACAGGCACGTGGGACATTGACCGCAGTGAAGGTCTTCACCCTTGTAGCACGACCAGGTGAGCTCGAACGGAACACCGAGACGAGTGCCTTCACGGATGACATCAGCCTTGGAGTAGTGCAGCAGCGGAGTCCGCAGACGCACCTTGTTGTAGGTGCCGATGTAGATGGCATTGGCCATGCCACCGATGAACTCAGGTGTGCAGTCCGGATACGCCCAGTTCGCGCCATCATCGGCATGGACGCCGCAGTAGATAGTTGCTTGGACTTCGTTGGGATCCAGAGTTCCCAGACCGTCTTGCAACTCAGCTTCCAGCCGCTTTTGTTCTGCCATCACCCAGCCTTGTGCACGAGCCGCGAGAACGCTGAGCATCAGGCCGTTGCGGAAGGTGACGTAGGTAGGAGAAATGCCTTGAGGAAGTTCGGCATAGCTCTTGTGCGGGATAGCTTCGTTGTCTTCGCCCTTGTCGACGAGCATGCCTTGCATCAGGCCTTGCAGAGGGACCGTCACATGCTTGGCGCCGAAGTAGGCAGAGATAGTCTTGGCCGCTTCGATTTCCTTGCGATGGCGCTGACCATAGTCCATCGTGACCGTTTCGATCTCAGCCTTCGGGAACTCTTGACGCGCGTAGGCGAGAGTAGTGCTCGAATCAGCACCGCCAGACAGGAGAACGAATACCTTGTGTGTCATGTCAGTAGTCCTCATCAAAAACGGGACGCCCACCGTCACCGAAATCCTGTTGCATTTGTTGCGGTGGTTGGGCAGGCCTTGCCGGAATATGGGAAGAGGAGGGCTCGTTAGAGCCCCCCTCCGGTTTGTAAGCACCTTCTGCCAGCCACCGCTCATATTCCTGGAGTGTAATGTACTTACGGGTTCCAAGATCGATCACCCTAACATAACCCCTTTGGACCCAGTCCCGAAGAGTCATATAGTGGCATCCGAAGAGCGGAGCGGCAGAACGAATACTTACCCTTCCATTACTCCGAAGCTGATTGAGGGCTTTACCCCTCAGTTCAGGCTTAGAGCTGGAATCCATCGCCGCCAGCACCACCAGCAGTCGGAGCCAGGATGTCCTTAACGGTGTTCCGGGCGCCGTACTGTTCGGAAGTCTCGATGCCGACCTTGGCACGAGCACGCTTGCCGACCAGGATGCCGTCTTCCGCGATCTTCTTCGGGTTGAAGTCGGTCAGCGAGGCCAGTTCCGGAGCGACCCGGTTGACCCACTGCTTCACGCGACCGCGTTGTTCGGGCTTCATGGTGAGGTATTGGAAGAGCTTGCGGTTCTTCTCGGCGAATTCACCAGACGCGATGACGTAGGTGATCGCCCACATCGGGGCGCCCGACGACCTCGAGATCTGATACTTCACCTCTTCGACGGCGACGTCGTAGGTGCCAGCAGGCATCGGCTCGAAACCAGAGCTTTCAGCCGTTTCGTTCATGTTGAACGAGAAGCCTTCTTCTTGCTCGAAGGCAACGCCGGTGGCGTCGTTGTTGAACGAGGTGTCTTCGCCGGTTTGAGTGTCGGTCATAGATTTGTTCCTTGAACACTGTGAACGCGTTTAGGATGAACGCTTCTGCATGAACGCGTAGAACGCAGTTGCGGTTCCCAGTATGCTTAGGCAATCTTCGAGATGAATCCCGTGTCTCGCATAATTTGGGCCATAGTCGGATTATCGAACCATGGCTTCTTGTATGCAGACATACGATTCTTCGCATCTGCCTTGGGCCCAGACTGGGGCTGGACGAACAGACGACGTGGACCGGCGCCTGTTGGGTCGTTTGCATCAGCCATGCCCACTTGAAGCCAGCCGACGATATCCATGAAACCCTGAATCTGAGTGGCCAGCTTACCAGTCAGTGCAGGGGAGTAGTGGTAGCGCTTCAGCTCATCCTGGTTGTAGCCTTGAGCGCATACGATGAGAATGTGCAGCGGCAGGTCGCGAAGCGATCGCACAATCCGCTGAATGATGTGGTTGTTGCGGCGGAACTCTGCAAAGCCTGCCACTTCCAGATCAGCACCAGCATCGAGGCCTTGCGAATCCATGTTCAGGATCTTGGCCAGGTTCTGTGCTTCGATTTCCGTGAGTGAGTCGACGATGACCGTGCGGAATTGACGAATTCGGCTCAGGCCTGTATCTTCAGGCGTAGCCAGATCACCATCGAACACCATCTGCTGGAGTTTCGCGAGACCTGTCAGATCTCCAGCATCTCGCATACGGCAGTGATGCTGTAGGAACTCGTAGATCTTCTGGAGTTGTTCAATGCGATCGATCTTGACAGTGTCGATCAGGTTTGGATTCGAGATGCGGTCGTTGTCTTCCAGCACCATGACGCCGCCTTCGGCAGTCACTACGAGGACGTCTCGCATTTCAGACACGTCCACAGCCGAACCGAGCAGCGAAGTCTTGCCTGCACCAGGAGGCCCGTAAACCAGCATCTTGAGATACTGCTTGCGGGTCGGATCCTTCAGTGCACTGATAGTGAATGCACCAGGAGAAGCTACTCGGGTAGCTCCCGAACCTGGCTGTTGTGGAGCAGTCGACATTATGTCTAGTTCCTAGGTTGGTTAGTGAACTTGTAGTGACGGAGAAGTTAGAAGGAGAAGATTGGGTCGTCTTCGCCTGAGACCACACGGTCCCGCTTCTCTTCGGTCAGCGCCTTCACATGCAGCTGGATATCTTCCAGGCGAGGAAGTTGTTTTCCCTCATCACGGATACGCTTGAGTTGTTCTGGTGACGGCAGGCGACGACGCCACATCCGATCAGCAGCCTGGTCACGCTCCGAGTAGTTCAGTTGCAGATCATTCTCCCAGTCGCCACCATCGTCCATCGAGACGCAGGCAGACATGAAAGAACACATCCGAGAACATTCACGGGTCGGATTGGGATAGAGTGGAAGATTTGGGTTGATCATATCTTCCAGTTCAAGGAGGATCTTCTGAGCCTCAGACTCGAGCATATGGCTACCACGAGGCAGCTTCTCACGCAGGATGTAGCGGTCCTTGTTCTCATTCTCCTGCATCATCAAGGCGACGTACTTTTCCTGGTTCGCTTTAGGTGCTGCTTCATAGGCACCATACATGCTAACCAGAGCCTTGCGATAGAGAGGTGCGGAGGTATTCATATTCTCCGCAGTAGAGATCTTGCCCGAGCTCAGAATCTTGGGCTCCGAAGGAATATCCTTCATGAACTGTTGATAGATCACGCCAGCCACTGGACGGTTGTAGACATGCGAGGCAGCCCACACGTATGTAGTGACTTGCGGATCGGTCATGTAGTGGTTAGTTTCAGCCCGCTTGGCTGTCTTATACTCCACCACCCACAACTGGCCCAGTTCGTCGATAGCGACGCGGTCGAAGGTGCCCCGATAAAGAACACAGTCAGCACCACATGCACGGGCCAGCTCGGCAAGGTGTTCGAGATGTTTCTCCCAGATAGGAACTTCAATTTCGAAGTTCACTTCTACCTGAGGAACACCATCTTCCCAGTAGGTAGGATCGATCTTACGCTGAGCCAACCAGTAGTCAACGTAATAGTCCATCATTGCACGCCCGAGCTCGAAGTGCTCCTGGGCATCGTCGGGAAGATCACGAATGTGCTGCTTGGCGGTGGACAGTGCAAAAGCAGTCCAAGCATCGGAGGGGCGACCGAAATGGTTATATCCGTGGAAGTCTTCTAGGGCGTAGTGAATGCCCGAGCCAAACCACAGAGGAGTCGCCAGATAGGAGGGTCCTAGATTACCCTTGAGGTGGGAAGACCATGCCCACGCGCGACGGCACTTTTTGAATTGGATTCGGTCTGATGTCCGAATGATGATTGCCTTGCGGCCATCTTTCAAATGTGCTAGTCTCAGTGACATGAATCATTCCCTCCAACGCTCAACCGATTTTTCTATAGTATAGAAATGTCTTAGGGCAATCAATAGTGGATATTTTGGTCTTTTATTACCTCCTAGGAATCATTTCTTCTGGCATCTTGGATGAATACTTCCACGGAGTATCATTTGAATGTATCCTGTTTCTGTATCTGTATTTTTCCGGGTCATTTTCTGGTGCGTAGGGATTAACTTCAACCTCGTACAGGGATTCCAATGTGTTTATGCTGATGTAGGTTGGATCTTCATATGCCATTATTACCTCCTAGGAATACCGAATAACAAACGCTGACCGTTTTTCTTGTTCACAAGGATGTCCACGTGTTCTTCATCGTAGGTATCTAGGCACCTTAAGTACCAGATATTTTTGGCCGTCTTCGTAGTCTCTCGGTGAATGCGGTCTTCAGCCTGCTCGTTGTCTTCTGGATCATATTCATAACCCAGCATATACATGTCGTTAGTGAACTGATCTAGTTCATAGGACTGGGCAAACTTGATCGTCTGCAGAAAGATTCCACCACGTTGCTCCCATTGTTTGATGGTTGCATCTAGATGGTCTGCATCCTTGATCAGGTCACCATTGACCATGGTTACTGGGATGTTGTGACTTGCGAAGAAGCGTTCGATGAAGGGAAAGGGGGCCTTGAAGGGTGTACTGATGACCGCCGAGCGTAGTTCCGAGCCGCTGTAGTCGTCGAGTATGGCTTCGAGAGAGGCACCAGGTCCGAAGGCCGGATCGAGGACTTGGGGGCAGATGAGGCTGAGCCTGCACTTGTAGACGGCTTCGAGAGAGGTACCAGCAAGAGCGAGATCCCCACTAGGAAGATCAGCCATGAGTTCTTCACGAAGCTGGTCATGAAGGTGTTGTTGCCAGGGTTCGAGTTCGACATCCAAGAAACTCCTCATCTTGGGCGGATAATCACGTGGATCCTTCTTGCGGTGAAACAAGTAAGGTCCAATAGCTTGGCGCCAAGCCGGTACTCGAGCAGGGTTCGGCCCATCGATACTTTTGCCGAAGCGGCCCTCGGAAACAAGACAGTACGCGCCAACGTAGTTCCAGAAGGATGACCAAAACTTATGGTCAATGACATGCAGCGCCGGCCAAAGATCCGCCGGGCTTTTGGAGACCGCAGATCCAGAAGACAGGATGAGAGCCTGCGGAGCTGCTTCCTTGAGCGCTGGGAGCAGTTTAGTATTTCGACCTCGGAGCACCCGATGGAACTCGTCACCGATGAAACCTTCTGCAGCCCCTCCGAGATACCTGGCAGGAATGATCTTAGGACCTGCGGTCTGACCACTCCCAGGAGTTCGAAGGCCAATGTCTGAGATGAACGTCGCATATGTGGTGATCTTGATGGGCTTCGCATCGTTTTCCCACTGCTCCTTTCGCAGAGCCCGCCCCTTAGACCCATTTGCGTGTACAAAGGTAAACTTATCGGCCCATTGTGGGAAGAACTTAAGAATCTCACGGCGTTGTGTGGCCATGGCATTCTTGGTGCACAAGATCACGAAGCGTTCAGCACCGAGCCCCTGCATGATGGATAAGTAGGTGAGAGTCTTACCCATCCCCTTGTCGAGAGATAGGACGAACCGCTTTCTCTTCACTCCAAAGTTATTGGCCAGAATTTGTGGGGCCGAGAGAGTGGCAGTAGACAGGGGCTGTTGGAGCCCGAGGTCTAGGACCTTATATTGATCGGCAGAGAGCTCGATAGTCCCATCGCCATCAAACCGGAACTTGTCGAATAGAGTGTGCGCTCTCTGGAGCTCATCAGGAGTCGGCAGACGGGGCTGTTGGTTGGACTGCTGCATTTATGTCTACACCCTTCTCCATAAGTACAATAACCGCGTCTTCAACACCTTGAGCATAGGCATTTGCGAGCAGGTCTTCCAATGAACGTGTAGGTCCTTGGTTGATGCGCTCAAGCAGAAATGCAGTACGCTTACGGCAGTGACTTGCTATGGCATGGGAGACTGTATATCGTCCTGCCATCTGGGTTACAGGCCTTCTCATCTGAGCACCATCATATAGGCCTCTTTTGCCTGGGTCTTGCACAGCGGGCGTTGCTAGGGCTCGACGACCCAATTTAGCGCATCTATGGCAATTGCTTGCCATTGGGCTTTGACTTCAGGTGAGGCATATTGATAGTTTATAGCCATTGGGTGTTGCTCTCGATGCATTTTTGCCTCGTAGAGGTGTTTGGCCATGGAATCAATAGTGTCTTGGGGGTACTCAATAGTGGCGGCTGTGGTGAGATCTTTCTCAGACATGTCAACTCCTTAGAAAAAGAGACCCGCCGAAGCGGGTCTTAGTTCATGGCTACCTGGTGGGTAGATGCTAGGCCGTTTGGCCAGTCTCTTGAATCTGGTCGGCGAGCTTCTTCATGCCCTTCTTCACCGCGATAGCTTGTTCATACCGCTCACGAATGTGGCGCGGGAACTTCTTGGGCTGCATCGTCGGATGCGCCTTGGCGAAACGTTCATGGCGCCGAATGGCACGGTTGACGTCTTCGATTGACGAGAAGTTGGCAGTCGACTGCTCACGGATGCGAGCCCACTGTTCCAGCTGGAACGGCTTCATCGATTGTCCACGTCGCGGATGCTTCGACTTGACGTAGATCACCGGACGACCTGTAGCTACACCCTTCATGTACCTTCTCCTTGGTTAAATTGGTCGGGGTGGTGGGATTCAAACCCACGACCCTCTGCTCCCAAAGCAGATGCGCTATCAGACTGCGCTACACCCCGACATGACGGATATCCGTCGAATAGCTGGGAGTTTTGACTGCTACAGTGTCGTACGACAGTTCTGTGCGGACGCTAGCATCACGTAGACCGCACCGAACTCACTGCATCAGTCCTACAACTTCTGGATCAGCGAAGTGCCCTCCATTTCTCCAGGTTGCCTTAATGCAATCGCCTCGACCTACTCCCAAAAGGCGTGCCTGACGGTTACTACCGTTTCGTCCTTGCCAGGGACTCATCAGAGGCTTTCTTTGGAAGGTGCTGTCTCCCCCGGAGCCCGCGAGAGACAGTCCACCCCATGGCGTTCAAGGCGGGACGAACCCAAATTCCTCTTTGCCACTACTCCTCTAACCGTGGTGACCCCACAGACGACGCTAGAGGTATTCGAATTGGTGCCACCTAAGGGATTCGAACCCCTGACCTTCGGTTTACAAAACCGCTGCACTACCGCTGTGCTAAGGTGGCCAAGTATCGGAGTGGCTGGAAGGACGAAGGGAAACCACCCCGATACCTCTCCGTTTGGGCGCCCGACTTGCCTACCCCAGAGGAGGCCATCGAAGTCGGTGCTTGTCGCACGAAGATCCTGAATTGTTACTTGCCGGAGAGCTCCTTGAACTTCTTCAGGAGCTCCTGGGCTTCGGCGTCGTTGCCGAACAGCTGCTCCCAGTCGAGACGCTTGCGAGCTTCGATGGCCTTGCGCTCCAGCAGGTTCGACAGAGCTTGCAGCTCGGCAGCACGCTTCTTGCTGGCTTCGTAGGTAGACACATCCACCTTGTCGACGATCTCTTTCAGCCCGCCGGAATATTCCTGGTATTCGACGAGGCTGACGACACGCACCACGGTGAGCCCATGGCTCGGAGATTCGACGACGCAGAAGTCACCTTCCTTGAGGTCGAGTTCTTCTCGAAACTTGTATTCGTAGGTCTTGTCGGAGACCGTACGGGTGCCGTAGTACGACTTGTAGGAGGCGTGAGCCTTCTTATCGGCGTCGAACGAAACCTTCACAACCTTGTAGCCCATCGAATCATTCCTTCTTCTTGGATGCATCTGCATCTCTTGATCTCATGCTTTATATACTATAGAATTCTTCGATGGGCCTCAAGATGGATTTTGATGGTCAACACTCTTTTGCCTAAACGGCAACAGGTGCCTCAATCTTGGGATGGTGTTGGTATCCCAACAGTTGATAGTCGTCGACCTGGTGCTCCCAGATGTTTGCCCGGTCGGCTTTGTCCAGGCTGTTAACAATCGTAGGTAGCGGGAACGTGGTGCGCCTTAGCTGCTCGTCAGCCTGGTCGCAGTGGTTCTTGTAGAGGTGGAGGTTGCCATATGTGAATACGAGTTGGTCGGCTTCATATCCACAATGGTCCGCGAGCATCTGCAGAAGCAGAGCATAGGAGGCGATGTTGAACGGTACACCCAGGAAGATGTCGGCACTGCGCTGATAGAGTTGGAGGCTCAGCTTTCTGGTGCCATTAGGCATCTCACGCACATGACACTGGAAGAAGCAGTGGCAGGGAGCCAGAGCCATTTCAGGTAGATCGGCCACGTTCCATGCAGACACGATGTGGCGCCGACTGAATGGATCTTCTTTCAGAGACTTCTGGAGATTGGCAATCTGGTCAATGCCTTGCATTGAACTGACATAGTCTTTTCCATTTAGGTCAGAACTGTCCCAAATAGGTTCCTGCCAACTGCGCCATTGAGCCCCATAGATTGGACCCAGATCACCGTCTGGTTTGGCCCATTCGTCCCAGATGTGGACACCTTCTGCTTGGAGACTGTTGTTGTTAGTCTCACCGCGGAGCATCCAGAGTAGCTCCTTGGTAAGAGTCTTGAACGGGACGAACTTCGTAGTCAGCAGAGGAAAACCGTCAGCCATATTGTGCTTGATCTGTGCACCGAAGATCGAATACACACCGGTTCCTGTACGATCTGGCTGAAGATAGACCTCGTCCTGCAGGCGAAGATCCAGAAGCAGCTTCAGGTATTGCTGTTCGACGTTTTGGCCCCAGTTCATTTGATATTGTTCCTGTAGTTGAGGTAGAAGGTGTCGTTGGTGAACAGGTACTTCAGCCGCCCCCAGAAGTCCGTATCAGGCTCCATCTTCACCTGTTGTGTGATCACCTTTGGTTCACGGTAGCCGTTGAGCACGAAGTCTGCCAGAGGCTTGATTGCTTGGAACGTAGGATTGACACGCTTACCAGCAGCTTCTGCGGCATGGATCTTACCCATCCACTGCTGAGCGACCTCTTTGGCTTGTTCGGGTGTCAGAGTGTTATATGCCATTTTGGTTTCCTTTTTCCTTCAAGTTGCTCAACCACTTACTAGTGTAGATAAGCTTTTCACCCTTCCTTTTTTCGATATAGTCCCTACGGAGGCTGAGGTACTGCTTCGCCAATTCGATATTGGCTTCCAGGTCTCCGATTTCCTTCTCCAATTCGTGCTTATTGCTCGCCTTGGTATCAGGATCAAATTCATAGAGCCCTTGGATGATACAACGGCACACACGTTGGGCAGTCTCGTTGGCTTCCTCTCCGAGCTTGCCAAGCACAGCCAGAATTAACTGGTCTGTCATAGGCTCCCAGAAACTAGGCTGTCTCTCCATCATCTAGCTCCAGCCAGGTGAAGAACTGTTCCTGCCATTCAGCGGCATTCATTCGTTCTGGATAGTTTTCCGGATTAGCTTCTTGTTCTTTCTTGTACCAGGCACGAAAGTCCTTGACAAGAGCCTCAAAGCCATCAGAAAACTGTTCGATCGGGATTTCTTGTGAAGTCTCAGACATCAGTCACCTCGAGCTCGACGGTGTAGGCGATGGCGTCCTGTCGCGCATTAACTCCCACATTCACCAGATACGGTGTGATGTTCAGGCGAGCCTTTTTGCTGCCAGTGAGAATAGAGACCACAGTCTCCAAGAAAGGCTCGAGCAGTGTTGCCACCTCACCTTCGCTGAGCTGCATAATAGGCTTTTTGTTCGATTCAGTCATGGTTGTCCTCCTTGAAGATGGCTTGTGTGGGTTGTTGCGATTGGTTTTGGTACTTGCCCTTGTAGGGTTGACCTGTATTCCGATCCATCAGATGGAATACGACTTGTGCGATTGGCTGACCCACCCGAATCTGGATAGGCTTGTCGCCATGGTTCGAGAGCTCGAGGGTGATGTAGCCTTCCCAGCCAGGTTCGAGCACAGTGTTCTGCAGAGCCAAACCTTGGCGCGCCAGAGTGCTCTTGTCGCAGACTTTGCCGACCACATCGTGAGGAATGCGCATCCACTCCAGGCTGGCGAGCAGAATGAATTCGCCGGGCATGACATTCCAAGATGTCAGATTGCCGATACCATTGTCGTTGGGGCTACCAGCAGGAGCCTTGCGGTCGATCAGGCCCAGACGAATATCATAGCCAGCAGGGCCAAGTCCATAGGACATGCCCATTGCCTGCTTTTGCTTCTCCACGAATGGCTTGATGCCCAGCCCAGACATCATGTCAGGCGCTTCTTCGTAGAGTTGAACTCTGGACCCAATTGTATGGTCAGAAAGAATAGTCACTTAGTCTCCAATCTTGGCATAGACGTGGAATACATAGAGGCCGTCAGAAGCGGACCCCACATAGTCTAGGTCAGTTTCAAACTCGGCACCTGTAGGACACATAGCAAAGCTTAGAGTGACCCACCTCTCTGCTTCTCCTGTAGGTTTCTCCACATATAGAGCGGGGCCTCTAGATCGCCATTCAGCACATAGAATTTTAGTGCCATAAGGCACCTCTACTTCTTGCTGTGCACTGCTTGGACTGTAGTAATGAATGATTCGCTTGGTCATGGAATGATCTTCAGCTCCTGTAGTTTCTTGACGCACGCCTTGGCGAAGTCTGTGGTTGTTGTATCCATGTCATGGATATCAGACATAGCTTCGGACAGAATATCCTGGAGCTCTTGCTCGTCAGGATGTGGTGTAGCTCCTTCCAGAATCTCCACTGCCTTGATGGGGTAGATCTGAACTGAGCCTGGTTCGTTCTCGCTCTCGATACAGACACCTTGAGGAGTGAGTTCTGTAGAGTAGTAGCCAACAACGCGGCCTTGCCAGCGAGAGCCGGACTTCTTGCGAACACGCGTCCCGATCGGCATGTCTTGTAGGTCATGATGAGCCAGCCACACAGAGAACATCTCAGTCAGGAACTCAAGTTTCTGCCGCGGGGAAAACTTGGATCTGTGTACCCCACGAATATCTGAACGGATTTCTTCCAGCATCTCAGCGTCGAACTGGTCTTGCCTGGTGTTCATTGAGGTCTCCACCGCTTAACGCGTTTGGTCATGAGATCTCATCCATCATGGACTCCTTGAAGATCCTCGCGGGCCACTTTCATGCCTGCATCAAATGCAGCTTGTAACCACCTACGAAGGGCTGTGTGGTATTCGCCTCTGGATAAGGTACTATGAATCTCGTCAGCTGCACGTTCGAAACGGGTACTGAAACCTTCGAACTCGTCAACCCAATCCTCTGCTAGCCTGCTCATCTTGGGCGTCTCCGCTTGATGCGTTTAGTTTGGGGATCCCAGCCGCTTTGAACAGGTTGATTGGTGGGGTTGAAGCGAAGATTCTCGCCTCGCAGATCAGCCACAGGATAGAAGTCGCCACAGCTAGGATTTCCTGCTACAATATCCGTACGAGGTAAAAAAGTCTTGCCATTTGCTCCGGCCGACATCTCGCAGTGTTTTGTGATCTTGCAGGTATCCGCTTTCAAGCACTTCGGGATGTCTGGCAAGGATACGCCGTTCAATGGCATTGTAGTCAGCCTCCAGAATAGCCTTCTTTATAATAGGCTCAAAATTCTGTGGCGCTTCTCCAACGAAGCCAGACAGGCGTCCTTGGCGCACTGTATCCGCCATCGTAGTCCTGATCTTTGAACTCGAAGTGACGGCCGATGAGAGAGTCTCGAATCCGCCAGAGTGCGTCGCGATCAGTATGGGATAGTCCCAGAAAGACTCCGCACTTGAATTCGATTGCTGGATTGTCGACCAGTTTGCATCGGAGAGCTCCCAGCCGCTCCATAGGAACGAGATTCTCCTGATGAACAGTCCTTGTGGTGTAGCCGAGCTCAGAAGTTGTTGCTTCGTTCTGGTTTTCATACCAGGGCTCGTAGCCTGTGACGATCGCGTCAGCTGTTTTCCACCGCTTGACTTTTGCCAGAGCACCTTCAAGCGCTGTAGAGCGTCCGTATTTATAAGGTGCGAATGGTCTCCGAAGGATTCCGCCTTCCCATCCGTTCTTGAGGAGTTCGTTTTCCTTAGCGTAGATCTCGGCAAGGCTTCGAACTTCCCATTGAGGGCATAGGATAAGCTTTGCTGAGTAATTGCGGCCTTCTCGAATACCCTGTGCATTTCCGAGAACGCTAATGCAGTTCTGGTTAGACTCTCTGCGACGCTCGTATATGCTCGAGCTAAGTCTTGGGTCGAAGTTATCGAAGAGATAGACCGAGAACTCTGGAGAGCCATCTTCCGCTCGTATTCCAGACATAGACTCTCTAAAGACTTCTGGGCTGTATGTGTGCCCAGAGATGATTTCACCATCTTGTCCGAAGAGATCATTCTTGTTCTCCGCCAGAAACTGCTGGACATATTTGTTCTTGTGAGGCTTCCACGAGCGAGACATTGCTTGCTCATGGAATAGAACACGCATACCATCGATCTTGGGCTGCATGATCAAGAAGCCGTCTGTGTCCAGATGGCGCTGGATGATGCTTTCCTTGAATGGCTTGTTGTCCGCAAGCATCGGACGGATCACACCTGACATTGTTAGCCTCTTTGCCTGAACGTTTCATAGTATTATATAGAATGCTTTGATGGTCCTCAAGAGGGCATCTAATGGTCGGTAGAGACATCCTCTTTGATTGGGAAGAAGTCCAGCAAGAACTCCCATGCAGCCTTGGACAAATCGAATTTGTCCGACTCTCCACACAGCCACCGGATGTATGTAGGATCAGCACGGATGATGTCTTCGACGCGTAGCCCTTTATACTTACCGAAAGGCATGTTATCTTGGAGCCCAAAGAGGAACTCCTTGACTGCAAAATGCCTGCACATGATCTCGAACATAACACTTGGTTCGATACCACGGCGATCACAGATTTCCGCGAACAGCTCTGTGGAGGCTGGTGTGGGGTTGAACATCATTTCTGATCCTCCTCGCCATCTAGGCGTTTGCGGTTTGGTTCGAAGATTCTGATTGCCACGGCACCGTCAGAGAAGAGTGCGATCTCAATCTCAGTGCCTTCTTCGAGGTGAATCTCTCCTGAGTCTGGATCGATGGTCTGGCAGTACCGTGAGGCCTTTCGGCCTTCTTTGTAGGCCTTCTTGACTAGGTCCTCGATTCCATAGTCGTAAGCTGCTTCCTTGGAGATCAGGAACTCCAGAACATTTGCGGTAGTCATTAGAAGGGAATCTCCTGTTCGAAGTGGATACCTAGCTCCTTAGCGATTGCCTGCAGAGCCTCATTGTGAGGTGTTACTTCAAGAGCTACCTCGACAACACGCTTATAGTCGTCAGGATGCATCTGCTCTTGGCATTTGAGTAGTGAGGTATAACCACTAGATGCCAACTGTATCTTCATGTACTGTATGAAGAGAGCACGCCAATCTGGAGGTGGTGTCTTAGGCTTGAAATAACCTGTGTACGATTGTGCTCGTGAGGGAGCACTTGGACGAGACGCATAACTACTAAAGACTTCAGATGGTGGACTGTATCCCCAATCATATGGGAGGTTACTCTCGAGGGACTTGTTCCCGTCGAGGGCAGAAGACACCAGCTTCTTATCTTCTGACTGAGAAATATGTTCAGCAATGATACGTTCAGCCTCGTGCACGTTCTTAAGTGTACGATCTTCCGTCAGTTCCATCTGCTGAAGAATGTTGTAGGTGAACTTGGACTTGCGGTCGCCTTCGAGGTCGAGCACACGGATTCCACGGTAGTAGATTGCACCCCCTGGTTTATCTAGTACCTGCAGACGATCTGTGGAATTACGCTCACGCAAGCCTTCAGGCAAGAAGGTCTTATGACGTTCATAATATTCCTGGACGAAAGCTTCACCCTTTACCGCAATGTGAGTGGTATTCAATGAGCCGGCACGGATCTCGTCTAGCCCGAAGGATTCAGCAATGAATGTCTCGCCGTTCTCGTCTCGGGTGTTGGACTCCAACTCTCGGAAGGCTTGCCACAGTTTCCAAGTCTTGCCGAACTCCGTAGTGAATGGGAGTCGTTGGGTGCCATGATAGACTGCCTGTAGAAGCTTCTCACGCCAGACATTGGCATGCACTCCCATGTAGACGAACCCGAATTCCTTGTCTCGGAACTCTTCGCGGGCGATCTTGAACCGGTATTCAGTCATTCCAACCCACACAGAAACTTCGATTCCTTCACGCACCAGAACGCTTACGGCATACTTGAGCCCCGAACCGAAGAAGCCAATTGGGTTCAGGCTGTTGGGCTTCGAGTTGATCCCGAAGGTTGTGAAGGCTTCGATTGGGATGTGCCCATGTGTCTTAAAAACTACCGCGCGTGTCATCGGACTGTCCTTGTTCATAGGCCACAGCTTGCAGCTCTGGTATAGAAGTAACCAGAAGAGCGAACTGCCTCAGGAACGCCTCAGCACCCTCCTTGCGTACGTTGGGCAGACAGTAAGCCACAGCCTTAGCTATCAGGGCCTTAAAATCTTTGTCCCACGCTGCACGCTCGGTATACGATACACCCTGGGCATAGTGATGCAGACGAATAGTTCTGGCCAATGCTTCGCAAGCAGCTTTGATTTCGTCGACGTACTTATCCTGTGCTCGTTGACATACAGTCTTCTGGATAAAGCTGATACGAACTTCTGTGGGTTGTTCACTCATTGCTGTTGTCCTCGAGAGGTTGGTCTTCGGATTCGATTCGCAAGATGCGGATGGATTGAGCCTCAGCTCCAAGGTTGATCAGTTCACGATCGAGAAGCTGCAGAATTGTGGTTCTGGCTGAAATGTCACTGACTTGAGATGCTGCATACGTATAGATCATCCGCAGGGTGCGGATCTTGTGGTTGCGAATACGTGCAGCTTGGCGAGCGGGCGTGTCAAACATGACGGTGACTAGCTCCATAGGACTTCTTCATTGACGGTATCTTGCTGCTTCGGAGCGAAGGTAGCGCTCGTAGGAAGCGGCACACTCAGAGACTTCCTCACCTTCTTCAGGTGGGCAGATTTCTGCAGGGCCTTCGGCTTCGAGACCGTAGATCTCCATGCCGCAGTTACAGCACTTGCCGATGTATATATGGTCGACTTCGGGATTGAAGACAGTGTAGACTAGTTCTCGATCCCAGAAGCCGAACTGGTTCAGAGTGGGATCAACGATAGTGCTGTCAGGAGCCACACACCACCAATGTTCTTGGCCCTTATAGTCTTGATGATCCAGAATGGCGGTTTTCACCCAGCCACGCTCAGGTCGAAGCTCTGGGAAGCGGATGCAGAAGGCCTTGGTGAACTCCATACACCGAGCCTTCACGATTCGAGCCTCAGGAAGAGTGTCTCGCTGGGACTCGTGGTACTTCTGGCGAGCCTCCTGCACGAGATGTTGACGAAAGGCTTCATAAAGCGGGTTCGAAAGTTGATACATTGCCCTTCCTTCTTTGCAGCTGGGTGTCACAGCGGGTGTAGTTTAGACATCCTTCGGTTGGTTGATCCAGCCTAGCAGCTGGGAAAGTTCGTTTGAACGGACATGATATTTCTGCTTTGTGCGGTATGATCCAAACTCTCCACGAGCACGAATTTCATGCTCACTGATCCGGTGACGAATTTCTTCCTTCACCTCATCCAAAGTCTTAGGCTTCGGCATTAGCTATTCTCCATCACCCCAAGGACCATTATTTACTGGCGGATAGCGCTCACTGTCGTATCTCCGCGAATCCTCTTCATACTGAGAGAGCTTGTCGTGGTAGCGTCTTTCTGCGTTCTTATCCAGCAGCATATCCAGAGCACTAGGACGCTTCGGGTAGTTAGGCTTCTGCATCGATGGCCTCCTCTTCTTCCTGTTGTGCCTGTTGGAAGTCTTCTGGCTTGTAGCCCTTTTCCAACCAGTGACGTTTCATGTTGTTACCTTGCTCCTTCGGTGTTGCCCACCGGCAATTGAGCTTGCCTTCAACCCAACCATAGTTCTGGAATGGATTGATTCGATCGAGGGTGTGTTTCTTTGTGGGTGCTGGACCCATATCCTCGATGAAGTTCTTCCATCCATCAGGATTACGCTTCGACCACCGAGGATCGATTTGAATTGGAGGAGTTGCACCTCCGTAGTACTTGTAGAATCGATGCCGCGGATCTTCACACCGCATATGCATCATCTGCCAGATACCTTTTTCCCGTGGATAAGGATTTACTTCTGGCTTATGGATCTTAGCACCACAGTGGCGCTTAGGATGATTATCCCGAACCATATAGAAGATTGGTGCTGTGAAGCGTTGACCGCAATCACATTGCACTAGCCACTTCTGTCCTCCAGAAGAGCCTGGCTTAGTACGAACCTTCTGTTTTAGCACCAATTCCCCAAAGCGATCTCCCGCCTTGTAGATTGATGGCCTTCCACCTTTTCCAGCCATGAGCTAGCTTCCTTCTTATTCTTTATTATACAGGATTCCTGGGATGCTTTCTAGGGCATAAAAGCTTGTCTACCAGGAGGGCTCATCCTCTGGTTTAACGAGATCGACCAAAATAATTTGGCCTTGCTCATCTAGATAGCCTTGCACATAGATCTTGTATTCATTCCCGAACAGCTTACGTAGCCGATCTGTTATCGGGAATTCCCCAAGTGCACTGCGATCCTTGTTATATGCTAGTATCATGACTTGTTTGGCGTTCGTCATCACAGGACGCTGCAGCTTGAAGACCTCTTGCTTATACTTGGTCATCTTTATGCCCCTTCTCTAGACAGTTTTCAGAGACACACTTGCCTTCGGAATCAACTTGGATGCAGCCACATCCTTCACAGAGGACTACACAGTATAATTCCCGAGCCTCATCTTCTGGCTTGGTAATACCTGCCAGGTCTCCGAAATCTTCTCCGAAAGTCTTAACACTGCATTGTTTGCAGAAGTCAGCCATCAGACGAGCCCTAGTTCTTTGAGAATACGGTAGACTGCTGCTCCTTCACCTGGAGACAGAGTTACACCCTCTGGCCCATTATGGAACTCTTCTTCCATCTTCTTGATAGCAGAGTCCCACATGATAGCCATACTACCAGTTTGCACACCAAAATGCAAACGCTCAGAAATAGTAGGAATAGTCATTAGATATACCTCCGCACTTGATTGTTCATGTCGAGTTGACCACCACGGCGTAACGCCCCCAAATAATTCCCCACTTGCACTTCAGTATCATACCGAAGATTTTGTGCCTCAGCTTTCTTGCCCAGCTCTTCCAGAGCATCTGCATGCTTATTGTTCATATCCCACCAGTCTTTGCAGATCCGCAACTTCTCGTGAGTATACTTACCCTTCATGCTCAAGCGCACTTTCTGCCACTCAGCATGACGCACACAGATAATCTGAACTTCTGCTGGATTGTAGCCAGCTTGCACTTTGTAGCTACGAGGCCACTCATACATGAAACCGTCGAGCTTCAGCTTCTCACGCAGAGCCGGTGCTGCAGCATCGATTGCTTGCTGTTCCTTGCTACGCGAATCGAAATCTGGTTTACCCCAATTGCTCATGTCTGATGTCCTTCTTGTCAGATTCTATATTATAGAATGAAAAGAGGCTCAAAGCAAGAGTGGCTATTTTGGTTGTTTGCTCTTCTTGTCGAGGTTAATGACTCCAACAGCCTTCACATAGATAGCACGTTTACCTTGTTGGTCTGTGTCATCATGGATGTAGATTTCGTTGCCCCAGATAACCACATCCGGCAGCAACTCTCCTATGACCACCATCCGGAGCTCACAGATAGGACGTCCAGCATCCTTAAGCAGCACATTCATTGGGGTTGCTTCTCCTGTAGAATGGAGAATGTCCAGCCTGTTTGAACATCGTGGTTGAAAAAGCGTGCGGCCATGTATAGAGGCAGTCCACGATGCCTACGCTCAGTCAAGTGGTAGAGCAGGCCTTCGTGTTTAATTACCGTAGGAATATCCAGCAGGTCGTCAAGTTCGAGAGTGATGCCCTTAACATCACCTAGTCGTTCCTTACGTAGGTAAACATACATGTTAGCCTCCCTTCTTACCGAAGCAGATGAGGTATAGTAGATGTCGGAGAGCGTCTCTGGCATGTTTCATGCCTGGCTCATACAAGCCAACCAGCTTCAGCTTCTCGTCTGTCCAGAAGGCCTTAGCTTGCTGGGCCATCATCATAGAGATAGGCACGCCATTAAGCAGCGCGGCTACTTCAAAGGCACCAATAAGTTTGGCAGTGTGAAGTTCAGTGAAATGGTGCTGATCAGCCTTGAAGGAATAGACACGATAGTCTTCCATCCTCAAGTGCATCACGTCGCCTTGACGTCGCAGATCATCATCAAGCAACCTGAAGCCAGCTGCCCGATCTTTTGTGTCCCATTGTCTTAGTAGGATGGATGAGCCATCCCAGTTGGCATATCCAGTGGTTTCACCAGGATCTAGTGCCAGAAAAGTTCGTTCTTCGATTCTTGGAATGGCTTCCTTACATGACTTGTATATGCGGTGGAAGTTGTTGTTCGGAACGAGTATAACTGGTTCTTTGGACACTGAACTTTCCTTCCATCGTTGGATAGGGCAGCCACTTGCCTTTGTGAGTAACCGACAAGGTTATCACCTGAGCAGAGTTATTGTGGTGTGTATGCATCTGTATGGCATCTGGGTAGAGAGCAACCACTCGATCTACCAGTGCGTCCAATATGCGCCTATTGGAATATCCACGAAGACGATGCATGGTCTTCATAGACAAACGACCTACTTCGGTCGTATGAATTTCATCTGGATCTTCTTTGGTGCGGAATTGTGCATCGCGCCAAGATTCGTAGCCCACTATATCTTCCCCAAGGATATGGCTAAAATAAATGCCAGCTTCTTTTAATGGGAGAAGCTGGCCAAAAGAACCCATCTGGTATTTGGGAGAAGAACTACTTATACACCGGCCGGTGGAGTTCATTCTTCTCCCGCAGGTGGTTAGCCTGCTTGACGACGCTGGTTAGGCGCCGGCAACCACGTCGCCGCCCTCAGCGGCAGGAGCTTCAGCAGCCGGAGCAGCGGCAGGCTTCGGATCCGGACCACCGGCGACACCCTTCGTCGCCTGGAAGACGATCTGGTACGGCACTTCGCGGCCTTCCAGCTCCGTCAGTTCCTTGGCGATTTCGCCACGCGAGGCCTTTTCACCCCAGCGCTTCAGGATGTAATCCTTGCGCTTCATGGTGCTGCCGTCCTTCAGAGTCAGCTCGATGTAGCGGCTGTCCTTCTTCGGAGCGGCGGCGGCTTCGGTGGTGGTCGCGGCGCCGGTTTCAGTCACTTGACCTTCCGGTTGAGTGGCTGTTTCCGTAGTGACGGTTTCGTTCTTAGCCATTTTGGCCTCCATGATCGCAGTGGTGTTCTGCTGGTTGATTGCGGAATGATGTGGAAACCCACGTCACTCTCGATGACAAGATTCATATTAAAGAAGAAGAGAGGACATTGCAAGCAGCAAATGATGGTCACCAAAGATAACTGATGGTCATTTTGGTCTATTTGGCCTGATTTTGTATGTTTGCCTATTACCAACAACTGGGCCAGGAACCACACCTGCAACCATCGAAATTGTATGCTTGTTCTGGCTCATGTACTTACCTAGCTGACGAGTATTTGTCAACATGGCACAGTCACTGTACTCTGGGTTTGACTCAGCCCACTCTGATAGAGATGAGGCCGTAAAATTAAAGGCATTGAGTTGTGCTGAAGTCATAGTGTTAGAAATGATGGTCACATATTCCTTAATCCCTGACAGTGCCCAGTCTGTGTCACTAGACCGCTCGTCACGCGACTCTTCGACGTAGCCAGGAATCCAAGAACCATCCCAACCATAGACTTGAGCAGCCATCTGGAGTAGTTGCTCGATGTTGATCAGCCGGTATTTAGCTTTGTAGTTCGCACGCCAATTTTCCCTGATCTGTTGGAACAGCTTCTGTTGGAACACAAACTGATGGGCCAGCCACATGGCACGGCCACCATATTTGGCCATCTGATGCTTTTCCCAGTCACCATCGTAGGTTAGATCCTCATCAGTCCCCTTATCGAGTTCTGTGATGATTGACCGTTGAATGATGTCCACATTGGTAAACGGCTGTTTGATCGCAGTGATTGCAAACACAGACTTTACCGGTGTACGCACCAGAACATTGTCTGAGTACAACTTGCGCCGTTCAATATGTGGATCAGGTTCTGTTACAAGACGGCAGAGTTCATCAGACAGCTCTTGCCTGAGTGACGTGTTTGACATGTGTACGTTGTCGGTAACATGCAGACCGCCAGTGGATGCAACAGAAGCACCCCAGTCTCTTAGGTCATTGGGTGCGTTACGCAGAACAGGCTTGCCATTCATGATCCCGAGGCGGAGGAGGTAGAGAGTTGACTTACCAGAGCCAGCTTCACCGCAGGTCATTTCAACAGGCAGCTGCGTACCACGCCAACGATACATCCAAGGACTGATATTATAGAGCAGAGCCAATAGCTTACGCTGGTAGTCTGCTTCGGAGTTCTTAATGCGGGCTTCTTGCAGAACTTGGAGCCACCAGCTTTCCCAAGGCATAGCTCTAACCTTGGCTACGGCTTCGGTAATCTCCTTCTCTGTGATAGGAGCCACATGCCCACTTTCAAACAACAGGTTGTCTTCACCATTGTCGATCACAGAGATCTGGTCTGCATTGACCTTTACTGTCTGACCATCATTAAGCTGGTAGTACATTGTGTCACCACGAACAGTAACCACTCGTTCAGGATAAACATCCTCAATAGGAGATTCACCAGAGAACATTGTACCAACCCAGCTCATGAGACGAGTCTCGTGACCTGCTACATTGTAGTCACGATACATCTTCTTGCCGAAGTCAGACTTAGCATATTCTGGATCGAGGAATTTAAAGTTCACCTTCATCAGGTGTTTAGCCCCTCGATCGAAGTAGTACAGGTTATCATCGTTAGGCGAGTAGAGCCTAGTTCCTTTAGCATCCAGATCCGAAAGCACAGCAGTACCCAGAGCCTGAGCTTCTTGTCTGCTCAGGTTATTCCGCTGGAGCTTTTTGTTGACATATTCTTTCGGATTTGGGTGAATAGGGAAAGCGCTCTTTTGTGCAAGGCACTTATTTATTTGGCCTTCTAGAGACATAGCTCCTAGTTCAGGATGAACCAGAAGATCGTCTAGACCAATTTTCCTGAGCCCGCTTTGTTCGCCTGAGAGGATGAGCTGACGAATATGCTTAAGAGGGATTCCACGGAACCGTAGCTCATAGCCAAGAACAGCAGCAGCACGCTGAACATCAGGTTTAGTGCCCAGTACTGAATCCGAATCATAAGCAATGATGATAGGGATGTTCCGTTTGGAGACAAAGTCAATAATCTCCTGGAAACCCACAGCATACCCATCACCCAATCCTTCCAGGGCTTTTTGGTTGCCTTCAAGGCGTGCGATCACGCTACCATCTTTGCCTTGCACAAGCTTGGCATCTTTAGGCAGCACTACAGTACGACTCTTCCAAGAGTCTACACCAGATAGCGCTACGCAAGGGAATCCTGCGCGACATGCAGCAGCAGCCTTCTTCTCACCTTCCGTGAGGAGGAGGTATTTGGCAGTGCCAAGCATTCCAGCAAGCTGGGGCGGAAAATATACGTGGTTGCTCGAGTTTACCGTTTGCTTGTACTTGGGGTCGTTATTGAACAACCGTACACGGTAATACTTCAGAGGCTCACCGTACAGAGAGAAGTAAGGTAGAACATAACCATCAGCACCCTGAGGTGAGTTGGTCATCTGCTTCTCTGCAGGTCCTAGCGGTTTGGCCTTAATGTCGGTTGGAGTCAGTCCAGACCGAGCAAGGTCATCAATTACCGCTTGCGAGAATTGATCGGTAACCATGACTGCCCCTGTCTAAGACGATTATTCAGCCGTTGGTTCGACTTTATATTCGTTCTCAGGCAGATGGTAGATGGTATAGCTCTGCGAGCGATCCAACGGACTGTTACGTTGGAACTTGGTGACCTGCACCTTACCTTCTGCGACCAGCTGGTCCAGAATTGGCTTCCACAGAGTGGTAGGTGTGCTCGTGCCAATGCCAACATGGATCATCGAACGAGATAGGAATGGAAAGATTGTCAGTGTGTGAAGGATCTTGTCACGAGTTTGATCAATCGTGGACGATGCACCTTCCATCACACTCTCAAGATGCTCAGACATGAGGCCTCGGCGTGGTGGTGAAAACATACAATATAATAAAATAGTTTGTTGGGCACAAACTAGATGGGATTTGTTGGTCGCACAAGAAAAGAGATGCAGGAATAATCCCACACCTCCTTTCATAGCGACAGCCGTCAGATCTCGTTGACTCGAATGGTCTCGACTTCAGAGGTCTTCATGTGCACCTGCAGATTCGTGGTGCCTTTAGGCAGCAGCAGCCCTTCAGGCATCTCGGGGAGCGAATTGATGTATCGCACCAGGTTGGGGATATTGAAATCACCCAGCAGATTGAGTGTCTGTTTGGCCATCTCCTGGTCGAGAGCTGTGCGCTCTTGTGTACTGACTTTCAGCTCATAGACATCGCCACGAACTTCAGACTTTCCTTCGCGAAGAACCTTGAAGCGTTCCTTCAAAGTCTTCTCGATCTTCTCGACATCCTTCTTGAGCTGATTCACACGCCCGATATCATCAGCGAGGCCAGATGGCGTTTGGTTGCCAATTTGAGGAACTTCCTTGGCGAACCATGGCATCAGAGTATCCAGAGCCTTATTCCAGATGCTCAGACGCTCCTGCTGCGCTTGTGTCAGATCTGCATAACCCATTTTTCTTCTCCTAGGCTAGATTGATTCCGAGTTGCTTTTCGTACTTGGCTTTTTCTTCTTCGACCACCTCAGCATAGGTTGAAGCAAACTCACCCCAGGTGAAGATGCCCTTCTCAACCAAGAGACGTGTGAGAGTCGAAGTCTCGCACATGGCCATATTCACGCCCACACGAAGATGTTTAGGCCCTTGCCCAGACTTGTCGATCTGGGGCAGAACACTGAAACCTTCGCGCTGCATTTCCAGCTTCACACCAGTTTGTACAGCATGGGCGGCAGCCATCACACGTTGCATGCCTTCATCCCATTTGATCTTGTCACCTTCGTCTTTGAACTTCATTTCCATTTTAAGTCCTTTGTGGATGAGCGCATTTAAGCGCCGCGGTGTAAGGCGCGTGGCCTCTTAGCTGTATCCAGCCACAATAAAGAATACTATAGTTTATCTGCCCAATGC